GGCTTTGGGGAACACTCTCATCAATTGCTTGTTTCTTCTTAGGACATGCGGTTGCAGTGTTTGGAGTCAATCTGTTCTCAGGTGGATGGCACATACTAACTTCTCTTTGGGGCGGTCATTGACTTCTCAACCATTTTAATGCTCTGCGACATCCGACTCACTGACGAGGTGATAGTGTGTCGGTAATGGCAGGTTTCGCAATACTGATTGTAGAGGCCATGAACAAGTTGTATAACCGTCTACATGCAATCAATTTTGGTATTTATGGTGCTAGTCAAGCAGGTAAAACTACATTGCATAAGCAACTCATGACTAGGGGAGAAGTTCCTGAAATTAAAAGAAGAACAGTAGGTAGACATAGGGCAACTAGAAAATTCGTAAAACTAGATGGTGACGCACATACTGTAAAAACAGCAGACATTGGTGGGCAGACAGTATATTGGGGAGAATGGGTCAAAGACATGCGTAGTAGGCATGTAAAGTATGTCATATTCATGTTTGATGATAGACATCTAAGTAAACACTATGATATTGAGCAACAACTGTGTTGGACATTCCTCGTAGATACAATCTGTAATCAGTATTGGGAAACTGGTGGTAGAAAGAAAAAGAAACAAGACCATGACTTTCCTTTGGCTGTTGGTCTTTGGGCAAACAAGTATGACTTGTGGAAAGACAAATATCCACACAAAGGGAAAATAGAAGACCATCCTATCTTTGAATCATTCAAACCGGGTCTTCAGAGATTGAATGATGCTGGCATACCCTGTTACAAATACATAGTCAGTGCCAAGTCAGATTCTGAGATGGTATACCGAGGAGTCCTAACAATGATAAAAGACTACTAGTTAGTCAGAATAGACAGGCTCATGGCGTGAGCCTATCGAAAGGAGTTGAAAATACAATGACAACACAACAATTTCAGCCTCCAAGTTTGATTGGAGCAACAAATGCAACGGTGAACACAAATGGAGTCAACCCATTCCTAGACCGCTATACTGCGGCTAGGGCTGCTGGCCCTATAATGGCTTATGAATACAAAGCGATGAAGCCTAAGAAGCAACTGAAAGAGATAGTAAAGGTATTGAAACCTGAGAAGAAAACCTTTCTCAAAATACCTTATGGTTTCAAGTATAATTACAAGGATAGATGTGTGATATGCGGAACACAGAAGTTTTGGACAGCAGATGACACTAGGAGACCTCCACTTCCATTGCATAAGGTTCGCAAGGGATATCCGATGAGAGGAACATACTGCGAGAAACATGCAGCCATTCATATGCAGTATGAGATGCTAGAGCAACAGATACTAGCAGAAGAACATGGTCTTTCCTTTAGTGCATACATACCATCTGCTAAAAGCCTGAATCCTGTTAACCTAGTAAAGTCAGGCCCACTTACTACTTTGAGACAAGAGGATATCAATTCACTTGCTTCTCTAGGTTGGAATATATCTCCTCCACAGAATGCTTCTGCCTCTCCTGAAGAGCAGTTATATTCTCTCATGATTCAGCAATCAGCCATGTCAGAGAGAGTTAAGTCCTTATTGACGAAGGGTGTCGAAGTACCTGTCGAGCCAATGGAGAGTGAAGCATAATGGGACTATTCGGTACATCAAACTCAGCACTATCAACGCAAATGAACTCAATGAGCCAGCAGAATTTCAAGTCTGTTAACAACTTATTGACACTTCAGGAAAACCATGTAGAAGAGTTCTTCCAATATCACGGAGAACAATTTCTGAATGCCTTTGAGCAATTACTAGAGGATGTAACTACAAGAGTAGTCAGTCAGATGCTAGTGAAACTTCAATTTGTTTCCAATACCAATGGAGACTTAGAGATTCATCCTGACTCACTATCAGAGTTCACAACTATCACACAAGAAAATATAGACTTGGATATTGTGAATTTACTGGCGACTGCTGTTAACTCAGAAGTTATTATGCAGAGAAGAATGGCAAAGCAACAGTATCTAGAATCACAGGGCTTTACTTCTCCTTCACAAACTGGTGGGGGTGGGATGTCACCAATGAATCCACAGGGATTAGACCCTTCACAGATACAGGGTGGAAACATGGCAGTCGGTATGAACAACGCTATGATGCAACAGCAAATGGCTTTTAGCAATACATCAGGATATCCTGTTCCTCCATCGGGTTATGACCAAATGAATAACCCGTATTGGATTGACCCTGCTACTGGTCAACCTACCTACACTCCCCCACAAAGCGGTCTCGGTCTAGCACAAGGAATAGGTAAAGCCGTAGCATGGGCAAAGTGGTTGGCATAGGTTGGGGCTAGATGAATGAGCGAAACGGTCACATTAGATAACTTCACAGTTAGAGGACTTCCTGATAGGGGATATACGCTAACAGCAGGAAATGTAAGTTCATTTACTGATGGGGCTAAAGAATTGGCTTATGAGTATCTTATTCCATTCTTATTCAGTAGTTATAGGACTAGTTACAAAAAAGGAAAAGACGCAACAGACATATCAATCAGAACTAGAGCGTTGGTAAATTTGACTGAGAGTGATTTTGATAACAAAGAAGAATTCGACTCTTTCAAAAAGTACATGAAGGCAATACTTGAGAAGATAAGAAATATAGAAATTCTAGATGCTATCAAAGATAGTAGTAAGTTGAAGCCTAGTAAAGCAATATTCGGTGCATTGGCAACAAAGAAAGACCCTAAGACCGGGAAGTTGATAGAAGATACAGACGCTAATGTTCTAGTCTCTAGACTAGAGGGTAAGAAAATCAGCGAACTAACTGATGCGGCTGCTTTGGGTGGAGATTATGGTGGAGGAAAGGCAGACGAAGGTATGGAGTTCAGAGGCAGACTACAACAACTAGCAGACCGTGAGCAAAGCAACCCCGAAAAAATATTTGATTTAGAAAATGCGTATAAGTATATTACATTCAAGAGAACAGGAGATTCTGCTACATTTACCTTAAACGTAGAAGACTTCTACAAAGATACGTTTGAAAAAATGGGCATGGATTTAGATGAGAACTTTACAAAAACTGGCCCTCAAGACGATACAAGATATGCTGCTTTCGGTTTGAAAGTAGATTTAGAGGAACACCTACAACCAAGAAGAGACCCAAAGACAACTCTTGTTACTAAATTTATTACTAACTACAAAACCAATAGAGGAATCACAGTTGGTGACACTGATGATAATGGAAACTGGTCTCATGCTGGTATTAATTTAGATGAGAAGGCTGAAAAGGCTCGTAATGATTTGTTAAACCCTAAACACATTGAAGATATTGCTAGTCTGATTACTGAAGGCGATACACGTTTCTTCACCCCTATCGGTGATGACTTTAGGATAAACATTAACGATATAGTTCTCACAGTAAACTTTGAGGGAGCCAGTCCTAAGATAAAGATAGAAAATGAAAAGGGCAAGGATGATGTCAAGTTATTATCGAAGAAACAGTTTTTACAAACAGGCGTTGGTGGAAGTATGAAGTCCCTTGCGGTTATAGGCAGACTCAATCAAAAACTAGAATATCTAGAGAATAAAATAGCGAGGTTGTAAGATGAGTAAACTATCCTCCCCAAGTGACTTTACTAATATCAACGTGAACTACTCTCAAGGTAGGGGGTTCTATACTACACATACTGATGTGTCTCAGTTATTGCAGATAGCAGCATTCAGTTCATCCACTACACCATCTATCGCTGAAGTAGGGGCTTTAATCAGAAGAGCAGAGGAGAGGGTAGACGATATCGTTGGACACTCATATCGACCAGTCATATACCATAACGAGTTTCATAATTTTGAGTTCTTTACGATGGGTGCTTATCCAATAAACAGATACAAAGACTATGTCGGATTTGTTCAGTTGGAAAGAGCAGATGTTCAGAAGATAGTCAGATTGGAAGTTTGGAACGGTTCAAGATACATTGACCTAGCATCTGCAACTGCTAGAGTGAAGGTTCCTTCAACTCCTCAAAGTGGTGCTTGGGTCATAGCGTTGGGAGTTGGAGCATACACTTTCAACATAACAAAGGGAGTAGACTTCTTCGATAACTATGGGCCTAAAACAACTGCTAGTCAGATAGCAGATGCAATCAACGAGGTATTCCCTCACAAGACTGCTAAGTTCACTGGTGAGACTGCTGCTAAATCCGTCACTGCAAATGGTGCATCCTCAGTAAACATATCTGACTTCTTCTACGCAACAACGGATAGCGAAGCAGGTGATACGGTTGTCATCTCATCTTTACTCCTAAGTGATGATGGTTCTGCTTGCACAATCTCATCCACAGTTGGGACAGTCACTCCATTTACAGACCACCAAGACCAAAGAAGACTAGGAGACTATTGGACAATAGGTAAAGATGGTAAGATTTTCATGAGACAGGAGTATCCTCATTTACACTCTAACTCAATCAGAGTAGTTTATGTCAGTGGTGAGGCTAGAGTTCCTGCTACTATATCAGATGCAGCAACAAAGTTGGTTGCGGCTGAAGTCATACGACATGATGACAACTCCATACTGATTGCTGAAACAGGTTCTAACATTGACCTCAAGACCAAGCATGATATCCTATTAGAAGAGGCAAATGCCATCTTGAATGGTAAGAAAGATGTAATACACTTTATTCTGTGATACTATGAAGGAGAGCATTAGAAAACTAGATGACATCATAGCCAATATCAGAGAATCTAGGGCTGTGATGGATGAGTTGTCAATAGATGGGGTTTCACTTGGCATGTCTGAAGAACAGATAGATAGAGAAGTCAGTGATGCGATAGAGGCTCATATAGACATGGTCTTAGAAAGTAGAGTGCAAGAAATGCTTAGGTGATTAAATGGATGAGGTGACTTTGATTATCAGGCTTCTACAAGACAATTGGAGTTCATCTGCTGCTGCATTGGTTACTGCTGGTGAGATAACTGCCAGTCACAACGCCACACCTAAGTTCATTGACATACGCTCCATAGAACCGCAAGAGGGAAGAAGAGTAGATATAGACTCAGAATCGGTAATAGTGGTCTTTGAGGATAGTGCGTCATCATCGTACCCGACTATCGATTATGCAGTTAGGAACGAGGATTTTACATTCACGCTACATTTACGAGTTCTACATAGAAGGGACATGACCAGTAACACGTTTTCTAGAGATAGATTACAGGCACTATACAAGATAGTCAGATACATACTTGAGAACAATTCTTTTAGGCCAACTGTCTATGCAACACCCGCCGATAGCAGTTCGGCTGTCTTAGGAGATGCGGATTTAATACGACTAACATCGAGAAGTGAAGCCAATGATAGAGGGAAAAGACTATTGGGATATAAGATTGGAGTGGAGTTAAAGCGGTTTGCGAGAGCGACAGTGTGAGGGAAAATAGATGGTAAGTAATGAGGTATTTGTAGGTGCTAATGCACAGGTAGGGTTGTGTCCTGAATTGGACTTGTATTTTGATGCTGGAACTGTTGGTGGTTCAGGTTTAACTTTTCAGTTATCAGGTGGTCAGCAGTCTGTAACAGCACTAATCCCTGACCTGTATTCAGGATGCACTGTAAAGGTAGAACAAGACAATGCGAGTGACCTAGATACTGCTTACCGAACAGTAGTCACAAACACTGCTACTACCTTTACCCTAGATGCTGCACTCCCTAATACGTCAGGAACTCACAACCTAACTGTAATGTCTTTTGGCGCACCTGCTTATGGCCCTAAGAAATCATCGACTGGAACTATCCTATCCGACAATTGGTTGGGTCTTGTCAACACATTCACTCCACCAAACGTAACGGTAGAAATGAAGCAGTTGAATCTAGCAGTCGCTGGTGGAAGAAACTACGACTACCAGTACAAGGGAGCAGAGACAGTAGAAGGAGGTTCTCTAGACCTATCACTCAACAACGGCTCTTGGCTATACTACGCTCTAGGTAAGATAAGCACTCTAAGCGGTGGTAGCACTAGTATAACAGCAGACAACTCAAACGCAGATAACGGTATTGGATATGATACGTCTAACAAGAGAATAGTTAGAGTCAGGGACTCAAACATATTCCCTGAAGTATATGATGGTTCAGCAAGCGGTGGTGAAGATAATTTCGGCCCCGATAGTTTCAGTTTCTACAACAATGTGTCCAACTTTACCTACACCTTTGCTGAGGCAGATGATGACGTTCTTCCTTCCTTTGCTCTTGATGTTGTTTACAGAAAAGCAGGTCATAGCGGTACAACCGTTCTAGATAGCAACACACCAAATGAGAACATGTACTCAAGGATATTCACAGGCTGTCAAGTCAATACTCTTACTCTCAACTTTGAGGAGAGCCAAGAAGTCAAAGCAAGTATAGACCTAGTGACTAGAAGAGCATTCGATACCCCTGATGGATATCTACCACTTGCAGGTAATGGGCCTGATTTGGTTGCACCAACTAACACTTCAGGAGAGAGTGCCATGATTAATTACAGTGCTACTCTAGCAGATAACTATCCTTTCTTGTTCTCGGATGGGTCAATAACCCTGTTTGGTCAATCAATGGCTAGAGTCAAGAGCGGTTCTCTAACTATCAACAACAACCTAACTCCACAGCGATTCGTTGGTAACTACAACAGGCAGACCATGTCTGCTCACATACCCGGACAGAGAACATACGAACTCAGTCTGACGATGCTAATCACAGACACGAAACTTTGGGATGAGATGAGAAGCGCAAACGAGTCAACTGGTGCTTTGAGATTGAAGTTCACAAAAGACTCAGGCGAGGAGATAGACATACAACTCGCAGATTACACAATTAATTCAGTCAACGTTCCGTTCCCCGAAGATAAAGGGGCAGTAGAAGTAGAGGTAGTTGCTTCTGCTAGAACACTGACCACTGCCACATACACTGGCAAGTGGGCAATAATGACACTAGGCGGAACTGCAACAGGTAATTAGGAGGCGTGACCAAGTTAGGTAACGCTATCCTTTTTTCGATTCCACCAACACGTTTGTTTGTTGGTATATTTTGTAGGTGGAAAGAAAAATGACAGAAAAGAAAATTGTAAATGATAAGAACACGCTGTTCGCAAGAATGGCAACCGAAAGCCATCATCTCAGGGTTTCCCCTGACGGTGATGAGTACCTCCAAGTTTGGGTGAAAGAACCAACTTGGTTACAGGTAGAACAGGCATTGTCGTCTGTTATGGATATGGATTCCCAAGGTCAGACTATGGGAATCAACCTTAACAAGATGTATCGCTTTATGGTTGAGAACTTCATAGAGAAGACAGACCCTCAACTATCGACTACCGACTTGATTAGACTCAATCCGTATATCGGAGCGCAACTCAAAGAAATTCTCCCAAATCCCTTCATGGACATCATGGGGGATGATACGGGAAACGAAAACTGATTCGGAGGGCTTTGAAAGGTGGGAGTGTGGATACGAAAGTGGGAATGAAGATTATGCTTTACTCCTACTGCTCGGCATTTCACGTTGACCCAAAAGACGCATATGAAACACCAGCATCCTTGATTAAGGAGATGTTGGAAATACATGGGGAAGTAAAGAGAATAGAATCGGAGGAAATGGATAAGGCATCAAAAGGGTCGTGAACTAAGTGGCAAGAGGCATTGAAGATAAAATCAAGGACATGAAGGAAGACTTCAAGGACTTGGATTTAGCGATAATGGATGGCGCAAAACAGTTCGCAACCCTAAGCGCATCGATAAGTAAGACTAACAACATTCTAGCCAGTAAGAATTGGATTATCTTCTCCCGATTCATATCAGGTACACCACTTTGGCAATTTCAGAACAGAATAAAAGCAACTGTGATGTTGCTGAATGAGATTCAACAGAAGGGAGAGAAAAGAAGAACTGAGGAAGCAAAGGAGATTCAGAACTTTGCTAAGATTGCCAAGATGAGGCGTAAGGCAAAGGACTTGCAACAGAGTCTTCTAGATATAGAGAAAGCAACAGGTAATGAGAGAAAACAACTCGTAGATGCTTTGAAAGATACCTCAGAGCAATATGAGGGTCTAACTATGAAGTTAGGCTCTGAAGAGGCAGCAACTCAGAAACTATTAGACTTGATGAATGAAAGAGTAAGTAGGGCAGACAAACTTCAGAAAAAGGCAGAAGAGGCTGCTGAATTTGGAAAAGCAGATTTCAAGACTAAAATGAAATATTATAGTGGGTTGACGAATGCTCAAAAAGCATTCAGTGCTTTCAAAAAGAAAAAGGACAAAGAGGGGCTTAGTAGTTTCATAGTAGGCAACAAGAAAGTAAGCAAGGAGATGACACTCACACAAAAAGCATTAGCAGTGGCTATGACAAGAAGTTTCGATACATCGGGGTTCACTGATAAGGAAGGAAACGTAAAGAAACCTAGACGGTATGTAACTAAGAAAGGAATGATGAAAGATTCCAAAGGTCGGTTCATCAGTAAGAAACAGTATGATGTAATGATGAAAATATACAAACTGAATAAGTTCGCAGAGACTAGAACAGGTAGATTCATCACAATGCTAAAGAAACCAATCAAGGCAGTTGTCTTTGGCATAGGAAAAATGGTCTTCTACTTGGCTGCACAATTCATGAAGACATTGTTATTGTTGATGGTAGTAGTTGCTGCCTTCAAGTTCATTCAACCATTCTTAGGTAATATCTTTGATGCTATTGTAGCAATGGCTACTACGCTCTACACAGGGATAATGATGATTGTAGATGGTATAACAGCAATGTTTACTGGTGTATATAACATACTTGCTGGTATTTACAATATGGACTTTGAACAAATATTTGAAGGGATAACACAAATAGTTACTGGATTTGCAAATGTCTTAGGTGGAATAATAGTTGCTACTTTTGGAACCATACTATCAGGAATTGTATCATTCGTTAGTAGTGTATTTACTGATGGCTTTGATGCATTGGGTGGAGGAATACTTGGCATTGTTAATGGTGTAATGAATGTGGTAAAGGGAATTAGTGGAGTAGTCGCAGCAATAGCACTAGTTGCAGGTGCTATTGGGTTGGTCATTGGTGCTGCGTTTGCTCCATTCGTTCTAGGTATAGCCGCAGTAGCAATTGCAATCTACTTCCTATCTGATGGGCTTATGTGGATTCTAGGTCAAATAGCAGACCCTATTAGAAACCTTTATGCAAACGTGAAGGACTTTGTTACTAACTTCTCGCTATCGGATGCAGTCACGGATTTGATTGCAGGAATCAAAGAGGCAATAGGAGGAATACTAGACAAGATACCAAGTCCCGGTGATGCGGTAAAAAGCATAACGAGTAAGATACCATTCCTAGCAAATGGTGGAACAATACAAAACTCAGGAATAGCAGTTGTCGGAGAGAGAGGGCCGGAGTTAGTCAACCTTCCAGCAGGTGCTAGAGTCAGTTCAAACAGAGACTCTGCTGCTATGATGGGTGGTGGGACTACTATACAC